AAGATTTATCAATAATAAAAGTTAAACCACTTTTTTATTGTAAAAATAATTCTTGGGAAAAATTTTTAGGAAAACTAAAAGATAAGAAAGTAAAGAATATAAAGAATGAAAAAAATAAAATAACAGCTGGAGATTTAAGAAGTGCAATAAGTGTATTGAAAAAAAGCAGAAGGATTTGTGGGGTATGCGGAAAATATAAAAATCATTCCCATTATGTATTTGTAGAAAATCCCAAAGAGAGTGGAGATTTATTATCTAATGAATAAGGTGAAGAAAAAATGAAAAAGAAGAAAAGACCCCCGCAGATGGAAATAAAGAATAATTAAAATAAGCGGTTCTTAATAAAATTCCTTTTTTTAGAAATCCATTTCTGGAACAATGTAAATGGAAAAAATAAACTTTTTTAAACTGGCAAACTTTACTCCAAAACAAAAACTCTTTTTAGAATTTACAAAAACTTATAGGTATACTTTATTTGGGGGAGTTTTGGGTTCTGGAAAGTCGTTTTCTTTAAGATGGATAATTCTTTATTGGCTTTTATACTGGGGGGCGAAAGGATTTAAAAACATTCAGGCAGGGTTATTTTGTAGAACCTATCCAGAATTAAATGATAGACATTTAAAAAGAATAAAAACAGAATTTCCAGAATGGTTGGGAACTTATTATGAGCAAAAAAGCGAATTTCATTTAAGACCAGAATACGGGGGAGGCATTTTGATGTTTAGAAATTTAGATGAAGTAGAAAAGTATAGATGTTTTAGCGAAGATACAGAAGTTTTAGTAAGGAGTAAGGGTTTTATTTCTATAAAAGATTTACAAGAAGGAGATTTTTGTTTGAGTTTAAATCCTAAAACAAAAATAATGGAATGGAATAGAGTAAAAAAAATGTATGTTTATGATTATGATAGAGAAATGATAGATTATTTTGGAAGATTTGGTGTTTCTTTTTGTGTAACTCCCAATCACAGAATGCTTATAAGAACGAGTAGAAATAAGAATTTGAGATTTGTGTTAGCCAAAAATTTACCACAAAGATTTTATGTTCCTGTCACTGGAAAATGGAAAGGCGAAAAAATATCAGAAAAGATTATTTTTAAATCAGATGGAAACAACGGAAAGACTATTGAATGTTCCTTAGAAGATTTTTTGAGATTTTTGGGGTGGTTTTTAGCAGAAGGATGTGTATCAAATGATGGAAATAGATATGAGATAAAAATAACACAATGTCATGGAAAAAATCATAAAAAAATAAGCGAAATGCTAAATAAATTAGGCGTTAATTGGCATTATAACGGAAAAGATTACACATTCAACAATAAATCATTATACTTATATCTCAGACAATTTGGTAAGTCATCCCAAAAATTTATTCCTCAAGAATTTAAAGATTTACCACCTCGATATTTGAAAATTCTATTGGAAGGGTTGATTTTAGGAGATGGAACAAAATATTCCAAAAATAAAATGGTTTTTGTAACAACCAGTGAAAAATTACGAGATGATGTAACCGAAATTTGTTTAAAGTTAGGATATTCTGTAACTTGTTTGACAAAAGAAGAAACCGAAGGAAGAATTGCGGGAGGAAAGTTATGTAAGTGGAGAAAAAGTTTTCACCTTACTATTAACAAGAGAAATGCGGAAAGAGCCTGTGCAAAATTTTATCCCGAGAGATTTTTGGAAAACAAAAAATATAAAACTTCTAATTTTAAAAAAATTCATTATAAAGGGAAAATTTATGGACCCGTTGTTCCTCCGTATTATAACATTTTAATCAGGCATAGGGGAAGAACAATGTTTATTGGACAGTCAGCGGAATTCGCTATTGTAGGAGTAGATGAGTTGGTTCAAATACCAAAAGAAACTTTTGATTTATTAGTTGAAAGAAATAGATGGCCAGAATTAACAAATCCTAAATTTTTAGCAGTAACAAATCCAGTCGGAGAATTTTCAAACTGGGTTAGAGAATTTTTTATTGAAAAGACATCAAAAGACCAAAGATGTAAAGAGGCGGGATATTTAAAAGCAGAAATAGGAGATAATCCATATTTACCAGAAAACTATTATCAAGAACTATCAAAAGGAATGGACGAGAAACTAAAAAAAGCATTATTGGAGGGCGATTGGTATTCTTTTGAAGGAGAAATGGATAACAAAGGATATTTGGCTTTAATTTCTTCAAGACAATTAGATGAAGCCATTGTTCAATCAGATTATCCTTTATCTCAACCTTGTATTTTGGGCGTAGATGTGGGAGCGGGCGGAAATGCTACTGCTATGATTGTTAGAGACCAGTTAACAGCAAAAGTGCTTTTTAATCAGAGATTATCAGACACAATGGCGATTTTACCAAAGATAGCGGAACTTTATTCAGTTTATAATTTTAGAATAATTGCCATAGATATTACGGGAGTAGGAAAAGGAATTTATGATAGATTAAACGAAACAGGGCTTTTTAACAAAACATACGGAGTTATTTTTGGTTCAAAAGCAGATGACCAAGAAAGATTTTTTAACAAAAAAGCAGAACTATACTGGAAAGCCAGAGAATGGATTTTAAAAGGCGGAAAGTTAATTGAAAATGAAGCCTGGAAAGAAGCCTTAACAATAAGATACAAAATTCAATCAGATAGAAAAATTAAAATAGAACCAAAAGAAAGTTTGTTAAAAAAAGGCATTGCTTCTCCTAATGTTTGGGACGCTTTCGCTTTAACATTTATTGAAGATTTAAATCAATTGAAATTTTATGATGAAACATTATGGGAGACATAATGAAAGATATTTTTCCTAATTTTCCAGTTGGAGAAGATGTTAAAGTAGAAAAAATTGAAGTAAGAGAAAAAGGAATTTTTACTTATATTAAAGGCGAAAAAAAACCATTTCCTGGCTTTTTAAATCCGCAATTATTATTTCTTTGCGCAATTCAAAAATACATTTTTTTATTTTATATTTCCCATCCTTATCTTTTACCATTCTTTAAAAGTTTTTATCTTGAAACATACAGAAAGGGGTTAAAATACTTTGAGTTTTCTTATCCCCAGTTTTGCTCCTTTGTTAGAAGTTTAATTGACGCTTTTGTTATAACTTTCGGTTTGAAATTTTCTGACGATATTAGGGATTTTTATTATTCAATGTTTATGATTTTAGAATTGGATAGCGCTTATAGATTAAGATTTCAGCGGGTTCTTTATAATAAAGTTATACACGATAAGAAAGATTTATTGGCAGTTTTTAAAGAATTAGAAACAAGAGAAAAATTCCCGCATATGAAGAAGAAATGGAAAATAATCAGGATTTTATTAAATGTTTTTTTACCCTTTCTTGAATGGAAATTTAAGGTCTTGACTTTTTTTAAAAACATCAATAATATTGATTTAAGTGAGGAAGATAAGTATTGGTTGAACACAATTAGAGGTGGTTTTATAATTTGAAAAGATGTCAAAAGATTATACGGGATTATTGTTAGCCCGTTTTGATAAAAGAGAAATTGAAAAGGTTCATCCTGACTGGTTAGTTCAAAGAGGACCAGTAAAATTTTTAAAAAACGAAGTTAAAGAAAAATTAAAAGAAATACTTTTAAAAAGTATTTACCAACAGGCAAAAGAAAAAAAATATAAAATTTTAGAAGATATTGTTATAAGAGAAACAGAGAACTCTTTTTTAGCATTTACAATAGCAGAGCCAAAAGGTTATTTGTGGCGTTTAAGAAAATTGATAATGCCTAAAATTACTCAAGAAGAATTTGAAAAAAGATGTTTAGATGTTTTAAACAAGTTTGATTTGGTTCCTATAACGCCAGACGATATTAAACAATATGAACAATCAAAACACAATCTCTTTTAATAGGCAATTAGAACTTTCTTTTTTACCTCTTTCAGATTGGAAACCAGAAGAAATTTTACAAGTTGTAAAAACCCAACACTCTGATTCTTCTTATGATACAACGCAAAAAAAACTTCTTTGGGTAAATTTAATTAAACTTTATCTTAATCAGTATAAAAAATCTATTTCTGACGATATTTATTTGGGCTCTAATTTAGTTTTTAATCAGTTTCAGGAAACTTTTTCTGCGATTGATAGCGATAACAGAAGAACAGAGTTTGAAGCAAGAACCCCCGCAGATGTAAAGAAAATGAAATATACTAACGCAGTAGCCAATTTTGATTTTGAAGAAATGAGAATGGGAAAAATAATGAGGGGGCTTTTATGGGATATTATTTTCTTTGGTATAGGACTTTTAGATGTTTCTCTTTATGATAAAAAAAGAAAACTTTTAATCGTAAAACCAGTTAATCCAATGCTTTTCTTTATTGATAAACAGGCAACTTGTATTGAGGAAGCAAGATACGCTGGAAGGTTTATTTATAAAACAGCATACGAATTAAAACAAGACCCCCGCCTTGATGAAAGTAAAGTTAAAGAAATAATAAATAGAAGAACAGGTTCAGAATCATACGAACAACAGCAATTAGTAAGAGAAGCAAAAAGAATTCTCATTGGAAATTTAAATTATCAAGAGCCAATACATCCTTCTACTTATATTGAGATTTTAGAATGGTATATGTATGCGGGCGGAGATTTATACGTTATTTGGACTGATAATTCAGTAAGCACTTTATTGGGTTATCAAAAAGTAGATTACAGGGACGCAGGAGATAGAGAAAGCAAGATTCCTTTTATTCCTTTTTATTACATTAAAACCAATCTATCTTTTTGGGGTATAGGATTGCCAGAAAAACTTGAAGATTTACACAGGGCGGATGTTGTTTTAAAAAATTATCTCTTTCAGGGAATAAAATTAGATGCCACGCCAACATTTCTTTATAACATTGAATCAATTATTAACCCCCGTCATCTTTCTACAAAAGAGATTGGAAAATCAATTCCAGTAAAAGGATATCCCGCAAACCAAATAGTTCCTTTCCCCAAAACAAACGTTGTCTCTAACGATACCCTTGTTTTTATGAACCAAATTCAGGCAGAAGCATTGGGAATGGCGAGTTATTCAAGATTGTCTGCGGCAACATCATTGGCGAAAACAACAAAAAAGACAGCAACAGAATATGCCATTAGAAAAGCAAAAGAAGATGTTTTAATGAGTTCTTTAATGAGAAATATTATTGATGGCGAAAAAGATTTCTGGTATCGCTGGTTAAAAAGACACCAAAGATTTATGAGTGAGAACGATACCAAAATTGCTGAATTGGTAGGATATCAGGGGACAAAAGAATTTATCGAAGTTAAAAAATCTGATTTTATGCCAGAAGTTGATCCAAAAATTAAAGTTGTTTCTTCTTTGGAAGCAGAACCAGAGAGAATTTTAAAGAGAAGGGATTTATCAGAAATTTTACCAATACTACCGCAAATTGGCGGAAATGTTAGAGAGGGAATAAGATATATGCTTTATCTTACTGATTTAACACCAGACCAGATTGAAGCAATTTTACCGCCAACACCGCACGAAATTAAAGCAGAAAAAGAAAATGAAATTCTAAAAGAAAACAAACTTGTTTATATTGATAGCGAAGATGATGATGCTCAACATATTGCTGTTCATATGAGAATTATGTCTACAAAAACAAGAGAACTTCATATTGCTGCTCATATGGCTAACATTTTAAGAAAGCAAAAAGAAGTTAAAGAAGCGAGAATGGGACAATCAAACATTGGCAGACAAAGAGGAGCATTACCAACAGAAGGGCAAATACCGCCAGAAATGTTACCAGAAATTTTAGAAGAAGAAAAACCGCCCGCAGATACATTAGAAGCAAGAATGCCAACTAAAACATCGCAAGACATTATTAAACAAATATTTGGTTCTCCCCCAGAAGGAACAGAAAGAATGGGAAAAAGTATGATGCCTTAAAAGGTCGAAATAATTATTTTAAAATATGCCGTTAACAAAGAAAGGAGAAAAACTATTAAAAAAATTCATAGAACAATACGGAGAGAGAGGAAGGAACATTTTTTATGCCAGTTTGGTTAAGGGAAAATTGAAAGACAAAGGAATTCACGGAAAGGGAAGCGGAAAACTTGCGAAAGCCAAAAGAACCTATCAAAAAAGACATAAAAAGAAAAAATAATGCCAAAAAGAAAAAAGAAAATGGAACAAACTAAATTAGAGTATTATTTTGGTCAGCAATTAGCAGAATATGTTGGAAAAGATATAGAAAGAGCAAGGGAATTGGTTAGAAGTTTTAGAGCAATCGGAAATAGCAACGAATGGGCTATTCTTAAAAAGATAATTCAGGATACAAGAGAAAAAGTTATTGATAATTTAAAATCAGCGCCTCTTGACGAACAGATTTTAATTAGTTATAAAGAACAAATAGCAGCATTAGATTTTCTTTTGAATTTACCAGAGGAACTAATGAAGTTTTTAGAAATTGAGATAACGAGAGGCGAAGAATGAAAAGGTCGGAATTAAAAGTTAATAATTTTATGCCAAGGGGAATTGGAGCAAAAAAGGAAGAAGAAACAAAGAGTTATCCCAAAATTATTGGAGGAGTTTGCGAATTTTGCGGACATCCAGCAAAAAATTGCTCGCATTTTAAAGAAATATTTGCAGAAGGAAAGTTTAGATGTTTATGCGGAGCAAGCAATAATCTTTCTTCTTTTCAGCAATCAATTTATATGTATGTTCCAGAATGGAAAGCGTGGATTTGCAATTCAGAAGGTTGCCGAAAACAGGCTGAATTGAGAGGCGGATATACAGACCCGAAAATTTTAAAGTTTTATAATCCATAGTATATTTTAATTTCCTTTCCGTATTCCCCGATGCGGAAAGCGTAAAAAAATGGGTGTAGAAACACAACAAACAACACCAGAAAACGAGAAACAAGTTTCAGAAGAGTTAAAAACCGCAGAACAAGAAAAACAGGAAATAAAGACAGATGAGAAAAAGCCATCGTTAGAAGAAATTGAAGGAAACGCTGTAAAAATCCTTCGAAAGAAATACGAGCAGGTGCTCAAAGAAAAAAAAGAATTAGAAGAAAAGTTCCTTTCGCTTCAAGAGGTTGCCAAGATTGCCAATGTAGATGAGTTGCTCTCAAAAGTGGATAAGTTAGAATTTGAAAACATTCTTTACAAGAAATTCCCAGAGTTAAAAGATGAGGCGGAAGATATAATGAAAGAAAGAAAAGAAGGAGAAACTTGGGAAGAAGCAATTTATAGATACATTGGCAAAAAAAAGGCAACTTCAAAAGAAGAGAAAGTGGGATATTCTTTGGGCTCTGCTCAAACTTCAAGAACAGTTGTTGAGCCCGACTTCCTAAAACTCCCGAAAGAAGAACAAGAAAAAATAGCAAAAGAACTCTTTAAACAGATTTACGGAGTAGAATAGAGTTTAAATAGGAAGTAGGAAGCGGATAAAGGTCTTAAAAAACCTACTTCCTATAATGCCAACGACTACAACATCCAATCTATCGACAAGCCAGAAAGCGCTGGGAATTTATTTTGACACGAAAGTTATTGAAAGTTTGCAACCCTATCTCTATTTTGAACAGTTTGGAACAGTGGAAACCGTTCCAGAAGGCAATTACACCTCCAGATTTTTCACTTTTACCCAGATTGCAACATCCAATGTGTCTCAACTGTCTACTGAAGGAACTGGTCCTACTGCTATTGCTGTTTCTGTTAGCGCAGTTGATACAACGCCAACTCAATATGGGGTTAGCGTTGAAATGACAGATTTGGTCGCTTTGACCGCTGTCTTTCAATTAGTAAATACAACCCTTACTGAAGTTGGTAAAGCAATGGCAAGGAAGATTGATGAGGTTATTCAGACAGTTGTTAATGCTGGAAGCAATGTGATTTATCCCAATGCGAACTATACTGGAAGGGGTTCTATTACTTCCAGTGATATAATCACAGTGCCATTGATTTTTAAGGCAGTTCAGAAATTAAGGAAGAATTCTGCTCCTGAATATGCTGGTGGTGGATATGCCTGCGTGATGCACCCAGCAGTTGCTTATGATTTAATGACTTCTGCTGGAACTGGAGCAAGTTATTGGGAGGCTCATAAATACGCCCAACCTGAAAACCTCTTTAATGGAGAGATTGGTTCTATTGCTGGAGCAAGGATTGTTCAATCCCCTAATGTTCAGACATTTGGTTCAAGTCCGACTATTTATCCAACAACCCTGATTGCCGCTGATGCTTATAGAATTTCTTACTGGCTGGCAAGAAAAGTAAATACTTATGTTTATCCGCCAGAAAATGCTGTTAGTGTTAACAATCAGTTAGGGCAAAAGGGTTGGGTTGGTGCTAAAACCAACATTGGGGTTGCAAGAACTCAAGAAGAAAGATTGATGAGAATTGAAACTGCTGCTACTTCTCTCTAATGATTGATTAGATTGCCAAAACCCTGATTGGGGGCTATGGGTAAAGGAAGGTTCCTTGTGGCTTCCGCCCCCGCTTCACCAAAATGCAATTATCCACCATATTTGAAAAAACAAGAAAAATAACCAATACGAATTCAACAACCTTGACAGATACTGACCTTTTGTCTCTTACCAATGAGACCTATTTGGATATTCAAAGAAATTTAGCCAACGAAGAAATAGAGTTATTTGGCACAGTGAAAAAAACAGATTTGATGGCTGAACAAACAAACTATGTTTTACCAAGCGATTTATTAACCATTTTAAGATTAGAAATTAACTATGATGACCCGACTGATGATAGTAAATGGAAGAAAATAAGCCAAGCAGATTTAGGAAATTTACCCTATGAGTGGTATGAGTTAGTTAAAAAACAGCCCAAAACAAAACCATTGATGGATTTATTCGGCGGGCAGGTTTTTATTTTTCCCAGACCAGAAGAAAATAAGGCAAACGGATTAAGAATTTGGTATATTGCCAAACAGCCAGAATTTACCTCAACATCAGACGAAATCCCCGCAATTTTAGATACTTACTATGATGTTTTTGTTTATGGAAACGCTTTTAAGTATTTAGAACAAATCGGACATCAAGACGCTAACAGAAAATTTGAATTATACCAGTTTTATTTAAAGAAAATGTTAGACGATTTAAAAAAGGAAATATACGAGCCAATAAAAATGGAATCAATAAACCCATTTCAAAGGGGGTGGCTTTGATAAAAAATGGCAGATAATGTTAAAAATTTTTGTAAAGTGGAAGTTTCTGGCTATTACGGGACAAGCGAAACTTCAATTACCCTAAAAACAGGGGAAGGAGCAAAATTGCCAACTCCGCCTTTTAATTTGGTTTGGTGGAATGCTACTGATTATCAAGATCCAACCGATGACCCATACAGGGAAATTGTGAGAGTAACCGCTGTTAATGGCGATACTATAACAGTTTCAAGGGGGCAAGAAGGAACAACCGCTCAATCTCATAATATCTCTGG